GGATCAGTTCTACAGCTTTGACGAAATGAATCAGCAGTACACCAAGCCTGCTCGCCCTATCTATGAACTTGATCTTGATGACCCAAAGAATGAAGAAGCTATCCTTCAGTGGCTGAAAGGCGAAAAGGACTATCTCCAAGAAGATGCACGTGACCGTATCCGGGTCATGCGTCGCAACCTCGCTCTCTACAAAGGTATTCAATACCAGGAGCTTGAGACCCGTATTGATGCACGCGATCGGGCTGCTGACCGCTCTCAGTTTCTTCGGAAGATCGTCGCTAACCATCTCTATGACCTGACTAAGAACCGTGCTTCACGCCTGGTTAAGTTTAGGCCTGCAGTGGCTATCATGCCTACTAACGATGAGCTGGAAGACAAGCTCGCTGCTAAGTCCTGTAAGATGCTGCTCGACCATATCTGGTATGAGAATGACTTTGAAGGGGTCATGCAAACTCAGCTTGCTACCTACGCTCAGATCATGGGCGAGGTTTATTGTTTTATTGTCTGGGATGAAGACAAGGGTGATTTGTCTCCTGCGTATGTAGAAGCTAAGAAGCGGTCTAAAGAAGGCCGTATTCCTATGCTGGATGAGAACGGACAGCAGGTTCAGGACCCAAACGGTAACCCTATCTTCGTCGATAAGGCTGTCCGTATTGGCGATGTGGAATACAAGATAGTTCTCCCTATGGATGTCCTCCTTCAGAAGAAGAAGAAATGGGAAGACGTAGATTACTGCTTCCAGGTGGACGTGATTTCTACCGATGCCCTGAGAGCTAAGTATCCAGACCTAGCCGCTAAGATTAAAGATCAAGACGTTCAAGTCTACAACTACGAGAAGATGCAGCTTGAGAGCACTAAGCGGGAAGCCTTGGTCTATACGTTCTGGCATCGCCGCTCGACTCAGATGGATAAGGGCCGGAAGATCGTATTCACTGGCGAAACGATCCTTGAGAATACTGAGTATCCGTTCTCTCATTCGCAGCTTCCATGTATCCGCTTCACGGACCAAGACCTACCTGGTGAGCTTCATGGAATGTCGTTCTATGAGCAGATCAAGGGGTTGACCGGGACCTATAACAACCTGACAAACATGCTCATCCGCAATATCGTCATGGTGTCTCATCCTAAATGGATGGTCCCTGCTGGTTCCGTTGCTCTCGATCGCCTTGGAAATGACATCACGATTGTTCAATACAAAGGCCCTCAGCCTCCAGTCTTAGCTACTGCTCAGAGCGTTCCTGCTGACGTCTTTTCGTTCCGCGATAAGCTGAAAGAGGAGTTCCAGCAGATCAGCGGCGTCTTTGGCGTGTCCCGTGGTGAGCCGCCTCCAGGTATTAAAGCAGGCGTAGCCCTTCAGTTCCTGTCTGAACAGGAGTCTGAGCGTTACAATGAGTTAGTTCTTAAATGGAATGAAATGGTTAGGCAGATAGCTGAAATGACCATAGCCGTGGCTGGAGACTATTACGATCAGTCTGATAGGCGCATGGTCCGTATCCTTGGGAAGAATAATGAGTACATGACTGAGTTCTTTAAGGTCAGCGCTCTTGAGAAGGATTACGATATTCGCGTTCAGAATAGTTCAGCCCTGCCAAAAAGCGTTGCAGCCCGTACTCAGACCCTTCTTGACCTGTCTGAGCGGTTCCCTGACCAGTTCACTGGTGAGCAGGTTATCGAGATGCTCGACCTTGCTCAGAGCGATAAGTTCACCGATGCGGCGACCGTATCTGTCCGTACCGCTGAGGCTGAGAACGAGAAGCTCTATGAGGTTGAAGAGCCAGAAGACATGGCTCCGGCTGAGTTTGAGAACCATATCCTGCACTGGAAGATTCATACCCGTCAAATGCAGGAATTCCGCTTCAAGTATAAAACCAGTACAGCTATCCAAGAGCGCTTCAGAGATCACGTTACCGCTCATGAGATGCTGATGGTTGAGCAGGCTAAACGGTCTCCAGGATTCGCTGAACAGCTTGGACAGCTTCCTATGTTCCCAATGTTCTTCACTCCTCCTGCTCCTCCGGCAATGGCTCCAGAGATGCCTATGCCTGCAGAAGCGCAGCCAGTCTCGGAAGGTATGGCTTCAGTGCCCGGTCTTCCAGTAAACCCTATGGTCGGCGGGGAACCTCAACAGCCGACCCTTGAACCTCAACTCCCGATGGAAGCTCAGCAGGCTGGCGGCATGATGCCTCCTGTAGAGCCGACTAAGGGCATTTAAGACAAGGAACCTAAATGGAAACTAATGCCGCACCGTTTTCTGGAGATACCGCGCCTGCAGCGGAACCTATTGTTTTAGGAGGGGGGGAATCTCCTGCCTCTTGGGATGAACTAGAGTCCGTGTCCAGCAGGCCCAAACAAGAGCCTAAAGCTGAACCGAAAGAGTCAACTAAGAAGCCGAAAGAAGATAAGCCTGAAGAGAAAACTGAGAAAGCTGAAGCTCCAAAAGGAAAAGAGGCTAAGGGGGTTGAAAAGCCTGACAGCGCTGCCAAACTATATAAGTTGAAGAGTGGTGAGACAGAGTTCGACGTAGCTGCAGACGCTCTCGTCCCCGTCAAGATTGACGGTAAAGTCGTAGAAGTCCCGCTACAGGAGGCCCTTAATCGCTACTCGCAACAGAGCCATCTGGATAAGATTTACAAGACTTTCAAGACCGAAAAAGAAGGTTTTGAAAAAGAACGTAAGGGTATCTCAGAAGCTCTTAATAAATCCTATGACTACCTTGTGAACCAGAAAGACCTTCGGGGCTTCTTGGACTACCTCGGGGAAGCTATGGGCGTAGACAGTCAGACGCTCTATCAGGATGCGATTGGAAACATCCAAAAGCAGATTGAAGAGTATCAGACGATGAGTCCCGAAGAACGGAAGTTTCGGGAAGTAGAGGCTGAAAATGCTTACTACAAAAAGCGTATGGATACGCAAAAGCAGACTCAAGAGGCCGCTAAATCTAGGGTAGCCCTAGAAAGCAAGGTTCAAAGCGTGATGGAGAGTCACGGAATGGATCAGGCCGCGATGGTCAAAGCGTGGGATGATCTTACCAAAATGGGGCATAATGCTGACGAGATTACTCCGGAGTTTCTCGGCACCTATTACGCGAACACTAAGAAGATCGACTATATCGAGACCAAGCTACAGGAGCTTAATCCTGAATTGGCTTCCGATGCGAAAACTGTAGAGCAGTTGGCTACCTATGCAATCCAAACCGAAGCAAGCGAAGCGGAGATGGCAGAGGTAATCGCTCAACTCTACGGAGAAACTCCAGAACGGAAGCTGTCTAAAAAGATTGAGAAAAACATGAAGTCTAACAGACAAGGCGGAGCAAAGTCCGTTAAGAATGCTGGTTCTGATCCACTGTTTTTCGAGGACATTTAACTAAATAACTGGAGGGCCTATGGCTCAATTTAACCTGACCACTGCGTCGAACTTGTTCAAAATCAAGTACGGCAAACTTTCTGAAAACACATACAACTCTGCTAACGTGCTTCTGGGCCGCGTGAAGAAAGATTTCAACTTCACCGGTAAGCGCATGGATATCGCAGTTCCTACCTCTTTCGCTGGCGGCGTGGGTTCGGGATCACTCCCAACCCCTAACTATGCAGCAGTGCAAGATGCAGTCATCACTTCGAAGAAGATGTACTCGGTCATTCAAATTGACCGTGAAGCCATCAAAGCCTCGAGCCAGAACGAAGGCGCTTTCGTTGAACTGACGAAATACTCGGTTCAAAAAGGCGTTGAGTCCTGGATGCGCAACATGAGCCGCGCTCTGTTTAACGATGGATCAGGCGCTCTCGGAACCATCGCTGCTGGCGGTGTCTCTGGTTCCGGCCCTTGGGATGTCGTTATCTCTGACGCGACCTGGAAAGAAGCTAACTTCGAAGAAAAGGACTATGTGAACCTTGCTTCGTCTTCGGCTGTCTTTGAAATCACTGCAGTGGTTCCAGCTACCAAAACCGTCACCTTGACGGCTGTTTCTGGTTCTTACACCCCGCTTGCTGCTGATGTCATCTACATGCAGAATTCCAAGAACAACGACCCATCGGGTCTCAAGGGTGTTCTTGATGCAACCTCCGGCTCGCTCTACGGTATCACCGTGGGACGTCGATGGCAGGCAGGCGCTCAAGTAGCTGCTGGTGGATCAGGCCTCACGACTGACCTGATGAACCAGACGATGCTTGAGGTTCAACGCAAGAGCGGTAAGGTTCCTAACCTCATCCTCTGCTCGTTCACTCAGTACCGTAAGCTTCTCAACGTACTGGAAGACCAGAAGACCTACTTTGTCGAGCCTCGCTCGCCTGAGTTGGTTGGCAAAGTTTCCTTCCGTGGCGTGGAGTTCATGTCGTCCGCTGGTCCAGTGGCCGTTATTCCAGAGCGCTTCATTGAAGACGACCGTATGTATCTCTTGAATGACAACTACATTCAGATTCACCATCGTCCAGACTTCGGCTGGTTTGATGATGATGGTTCTGTCTTCCTTCGTACTGCTTCTTCGGATGCGTATGAGGCCAGATTTGGAGGCTATTTGGAAAGCTATATCATTCCAAGTTTCCAGGGCGTTATCACTGGATTGGCTACCTAATCTACTGGCAGTACTGGGGGGTCAGGGTTGTCCTGGCCTCCCTTTTTAACCCGAGTTTAACCGGAGGTTCTATGCTTCGTTCTATTAAGTCCCCTCAGCGTCTCCCTCGCCAACTTGCTTTCAAAATTGATGGCACTGGTACCGCTTCTATTTTGATCGGTTCCAAAGATGCTACCCTGACCGATAACGGGACTGGTGATTATACCGTCACTTTTGCAGAGCCTTTTGCTCGGCTTCCTGTAGTGGTCGGTAGCCCTATCACTGCTGGATCAATGGTAGAAATTGCCGTTGCCTCCGCTACCGCTGTTCAGGTGCTTTGCAAAAAGCGCTCAGATGGCACCGCTGTAGACACTGATTTTCATCTGATCGTTCAAGGCTTTGACGCTTCAGACGAATACTAAGGCTGGTCAGGCCCGGTAGCTCAGAGGTAGAGTAACTTCAAGCGCGGCAATTGAAGCTTGTCATGGGTTCGAATCCCATCCGGGCCGCCTAATAGGGGGGAATAATGACAATTCAACAGAACTTTCAGCAACGGCCAAAAACCTTAAAAGAGTTCACGGCTATAGGTGTACTCGTAACCGCTGTCCCTACGACAATGTGCAATAAGTTGCGCGTTGTGGTTGAGAACGTAGGCGGAGGAAATACCATTGTGGTTAAAGGGAAGCTCTTCCCTCAGACCTCATGGCAGACCTTGGCTACCATTAACGGAGCTACTACTGGAACTACGGTAGATATTAGCGTGGTAGATGAGTATCAGATTGAATGCTCAGCTTATGCAGCCTCTGGAGGGACTCCTAAGGTTATTGCATCAGCTTTTTTTAACCAAGCCAGCGGTGGAGGCGGGTCCATCACTGGCGCGAGTAATGTAGGAACCGCAGGAGTAGGCGTTTTTGACGCGGAAAGCGGTGGAGTTCTTAACTTTAGAAACATTAACGCAGGTTCAGCTCGAATCTCTGTTTCTTTAGATGGCGCAAACAAAGAAGTCGATATTGACGCAGTAGAAGCTCAAATTGACGTTCGGAATCTTAAAAACGTCAGTCCGGGCGGCAACGGGACCTTTGCTGCATGGTCTGACTCAGGCGTCTTAAACTCTGCTCCGGGCTGGTCTTTTGATGATACCGGCGCTCTGAGAGTGGGCGCTCAAGATAGCCTAACGATTCCAGCGGGCGTGACCGACTATCTGACAATGACTGTATCTCCTACGGTCGGAAGCGCAGGACTTGCAAATCTAACGGGGCTTCAAATTAATCCCGCAATCAACCAGAACATTACGCAGTTTGCTGGCTTTCAGATTTATGGCTATGGCACCGATTCGCCAACAACAAGCACAAGTTTTCTATCAAATCCGAATTGGGCAGGTACCACCACGACGTTAAATCATTTTGTTGCAGGCGGAACGGCGACAACGACAGACGCAAAAGGTTATTCATTCAAC